TTCATCATAAATCGCTTCGGCTTCCATAGTGGCAACTTTAGTGCCGTGGACCGGGTGGCGCATATAGATCATGGGTGTACCTGTGAGGTGACGCCCCGCCCGTAGACGGGGCGTCGATTGATTAGGCGATGCGGTAGAGGGTCCAAGTCAGATCGCCGGTCTTACGGGCGAGGAAACGGCCAGACACGTTAGCAGCAATCGCCAGAGATCCAACGGTGGACCAGCCGGTGCCGCCCACAACGGACACCGTGTTGGTGCCGCCAATGTTGATGATCACCACGTCAAAGCAGCTATTGTCCTTGGCGCTGGTAACCAGAGCCTCGGTAAGAGCCGTCGTGGGGAACGTCAGGTTGGCAACAGCGCCCGTGTAGGTGATGATGCCAGACGTGATTTCCGCAGCGGTAAGCGTAGCCGCAGCGGTCTTTGCAACGGGGGCGACCTGTGTCACCATGTTGACTTCAGTCAGATTGCCGTCGCCGAGCTGGTAACCACCAGCGCCATTCGGAAGAGCCATGATATTCTCCTAAAGAGTTGATGAGGGAAATCTGGGGCCGCAGCCCCAGATAAAAGCTTGTTAGCCCCACATACGCACGGCCATAGGCGCGCGAATCACGGAGTAGCCGTAGAGAACGTCGATACGGCAAGGCATACGGTCATTGTTGATGTCGTACTGACGAACAATACGCATCGAAATGCCGTTATGAACCTGACGAGACGCCATATCTACACCCTGCGGCATTAGCAGATCGGCGGTGCCGAGCGTAATGGCGTTCTTGTTGTAGATGAGGTTCTGCGGGTAAGCCGTCGAAGCCGCACCAAGGAAGGTGACAGCAGCGTTGTCCGCCGGGAACGAGTCCACGGTCGCCAGCGCCTGAGAGGCGGTGAAGATCGGGGGCGAGATCGCCACGTCGGTCCAAGCGCCACTGGAAGCGGTGGCGGTGGCGGTGACAACAAACTGCTGCAAGCTGCCGGTGGTCTGACGGGTCTGCGGGTTGACCGCGTACACGTTAGCAATGGTGAACACGTCGCCGACCTTAATGGTCGCGGAGCCGGTGCCGCCATCGAGGCTGATGGTGGACGCGCCCTGCGTCGTGACAGCGCCGTTGACGAGAATCGTGTCCGAGGTGGAGCGCGAGCCGGTCGTGTGCTGCACGATAGACTGAGACATGTTGACTTCGTCATAGCCAAGAACCCCTTCGCCCATCATGCCGGTCTTGAACTGACGGCTGATCGTGCTGGTGGGGTTGAAGAAGCCCTTCATGCCTTCGACCAGACCGGCGTTGGCAGCAGGGTTCACAGTGGCGTAACGTTGATCCATAGGAACGGCGTACTCGTTCAGCTTCTGCTGGGCCTGAAGCAGGACAAGCGAAGTAGCAGGGGTCGTGCCGGGGGTGCCAACCGAGCTGTAGATGTTCTGGTAGGCGTTCGCCACGTCCGCATCCACGCTGGCAGCCAACTGGCTGACGCGGGGCTTCAGAACGCGCTCTGCGAAGTCGTCCAACTGCATGGTCAGTTCGGCAGAGGTGAAGTTCACGCCGATGTGCTTCTGGGTAGAAACAGTCAGGGTGGTGAACTGCTCGTTGTCGTCCTGAACCTGAAGCGCAGCGCCGTTGGTGACGAGAGCGCGATCAGGGAGGCGGATACGCAGCGTGGAGCCGATCTTCGCGCCTTCGACGGCGAAGCTGTCGTCGTACTGGCGGTTCACGTTACGCGAAAGCACCAGGTTGTTTTCGAGGATCTCCAGAGCCTTTCTGGTGATCATGTCGATTGTGAGAATGCTATTAGCCATTGGTCAGCCTTTCAGGCGTAAGAGGTTAGCGGTATTTCGAAGCTTCCAGCTTCTTTACCTGTCGGGCTCGTTCAGCGGCAATCCACTCTGACGTGGTCATCGACTTGATGGACCGTGGGTCAGTGGTGTCGTATGTGGACGTTCCGCTGCTTCGGGCCGTAACAGGCGAAATAGGCGTGGGCGCACTCGAAGATTTCTTGACCGGCGGGTTTGAGACCAGAGTAGCCTCAATCTTACCGATCTCCTTGGCCTGCAAGATAGGCGACAAACGAGAAATGCGGTCTGCTTCTTTGGGGTTGGACCCTAAATAGTACGCTACATCAGGACCAACATCAGAGGTCTGGATCGTCTCGGCCATCACGGTCGTGATGCGGAGGTTGGGGTTGTACGCGACTTGTTCGAAGTCATCGTATTTGCCCCGCGCGTCCTCTTCGCGGTCGTGGTAGGCTTCAACGTACTCAGACCGCTGCTTTTGAACTTCCCGTTCCCGTAGCATCTGTTCGGCATATGCTTTCGCATAGGTTTCAACCGAATCGAATTGGTCAGGTGGCGGTAATTCAGAAGGCGCAGTAGGAACAGTCCGTTGGGCCTGTTCCCGTTCCCATTTACGCTGCTCTCTTGCGAGGCGCTTGCCGACTATGGCGTCCAATTCTTCTTGTGTGAAAGATTTGGGCGTTTCAGTCGTTTGATCTTCCGGCCTTGTAGTTTCAGCAATAGGAGCCGCCGTAGCTTCCGATTCTGACGCGGGCGCCGGGGCGTCCGCTGGGGCAGTCAAGTTTTCGTCGTTCATGGGTTACTCCGAGGAGTGCCTGGCTACCGGCCAGTCGGGTAAACTAGAGATACGCTTAAGCTAGAGTTACGCGTAATAACTGATGTTGAGCTTGGCCCCAGCCACCTGTTCGATGAACCGGATCATGGTCAAGTCGCCATCATATTGGAACGTCACGCCAACGGCGAGAGGCATACCGACAGATGCTGTGGGGGCGACGTTGTCGTCGCGCCAGCGCACAGCCTGACCTTCGGCGGTAATAAGAGCCATCACAGGACGGCAGTTCAGGCCGTTAAGATCAACATAGGGAACCGTCAGCGCCGTGGAGGAGCTGAGAGAAGTGATTTGCTGATAGCCCAACCTGGTTGTGATGGTTTTCAGGTTGATCGACATCATATTCTCCTAAAATCTATGCCCGATAAGGCAAAGGGCTATACGGTGTCTACGGCCTGCCCGGTTGCGAAGTATAGACCGTTCTGCAAGGAAAGCAAGAAGCCCCTTGTGATGATTATGCTGTCTAATCTGGGATGACAACCCACGATTGCGTTGTCTCATCCCAAACATATCTTTTGCCGTCATTGGGGTACGGAACAGGGGCTTGCCACTGGCATGTTGTCGTGTTCAGCAACCAAGATGGGTAGGGCTGCGGGGGAATGAACGCATCCAACACTGGATCGTATGTGTAGCCAAGGCCCGCAAAATTTTTGCGAAAATTGGCGTTGTAGCTGGTCTGTTTCCAGATAGTAGTTGAGCCATACAAGGATTGGCAGAACGCCACACCAACAGGCTCGCTTTCAGGAAACGGCAAATTGTCAATCGTGTCATTGTTAACGACAATGACATCAATGACGATTGAGTTTTCGTTGAGTTGCGCGAAGCTTGCCATTAGAACGTGATGCTCCCCGATCCCGTAAACGTGTAAATTTTGTACCCGCCTGTATTAGCGTACCCAGGGGTTCCAGTTGTTGACGCTGCGTCAGCATAAGTGTTGGCGTAGCGTAAGATAACGATGCCTGACCCACCAGCGCCGCCATTGGCAGATGCGTCGGGACCACCACCACCGCCGCCGCCCGTATTGGCAGAGCCAGACGCTCCATTAACGCCATCAGTTTTAGACCCGTTGCCGCCGCCGCCCGCGCCGCCAGTGCCAGCGGATGTTGCGGGAGTGTAAGCACCTGCGCCGCCTCCGCCCGCATACGTAACAGAGGAACCAGTAATAGACGATGCCGTGCCTGCGCCGCCATTGCCGCCAACAGATGCTGTGCCGTCTGCGCCAACTGCGGTAGCCCCGCCCCCGCCGCCGCCGCCATATGAGGGGCTTCCGCCAGTACGACCGCCGCCAGTATTGCCTTGCGATGGGCTTGTTGATGGAGTGTTTCCCGCGCCGCCAACTGTCGTTATTCCGGTAGCGCCCGACGCGCCGCCGCCGCCTGAACCGCCAGTCGCACCGTTTGATGCTGCCGCGCCCGAAGTCCCCGTATACGTGCCGCCGCGCCCGCCGCCAGTTGACGTAATGGTTCCAAAAACAGAATCGTTTCCGTTAACCGCGGCGGACCCGCCGCCACCAGCACCACCAGCACCAACAGTGACGGTTATGCCCGATCCAGCAGTAACGGAGTACCCTGTATCGGTACGAAACCCGCCCGCGCCGCCGCCGCCAGCATCTTGCTTTCCGCCGCCGCCGCCGCCCGCAACAACCAGATATTCAACGTTAGGCGTCACAGGAAGACTGCCACCAGTAGCAGGAGGGGTAAGAAAGAAATTTTTGGCCGCAAACATTACGGGGTGTATCCTTGCGCTACGCTGCCGTACCAATTGGTGCCGTCAGCGATGAAAGTAAGGATGTCCATTTTACCGGCGGTTGCCGTGATAGTCGGAGCGCCTGCGCTGCCCCACTTGACGCCGGTAAAGGTAGCCGTGCCATTGCCGGTGGTCGCAGCTTGTTTTAGCAGCAACACAAACGATTTACCTGCAACGTTTGTTGGCATGGTAAACGTACAAGCGGTTGAAGCCGTCAGCGTAGCCGTCTGCACGGTGCCGTTAGTCAGCGCGATAGTGCTGGAGCTGGTGACCGTTCCAATAGCCACCACCGACTCGACGTAGTTGGTGACGGTGGGATTAGTTACGGTGGGGGCGGACGCCAGCACCACGCCGCCAGAGCCCGTAACGGCAGACCCAAGCGCAGTGGCTACGCCGGTTCCAAGACCAGAAACGCC